GTTGATGGCAAATCACGCAAAGTCTGACGATAAGTTGCCCACTCAACTTTCTTAGGAATGGTGCAATCGGCAATTTGAGTCCAATCACAAGCAAGCAACAAAGCATTGCGTGTGGCTCTCAGTTGTGTCATTGCAGAGTCTTTGGCTGCTTGGATTTCTTCAGCACTCATGTCTGCCACTTGGACAACAGAAACAAATGCACCATCGTCATAGGCAGAGCATGAAACCAACTTCTGGGTCAGTCGGTCATGTGCTTTAAAAGCATTGACCTTCTTGGCATTGTTAGCAGTTAAGAATTCATCACTTGGGCCGTTAGCGTTGAACGATGTATTGCTAAACAGTTCACGATAATCGCCTACTGTAATGGGGCTAGTTAAGATTGCAATTTGCATGATGTTTCCTTAATATGGGCCTGTGTCTGAAAATGCCGCAGTTGGTGCGGTAAAGTTTGCGGTGTATCGGGCATAGCCTTTGGTGATGCGTAGGTCATCTATGTAGCCATTTAATCCACCAGTTTCATCATAAGCAGAAATACCAATATACGAACGTGATGCTAAATAATCATTAGCATCTGTATAAGTAGAGCCAGATTGTGTTCCGTTAATAAATAACTTTGTTGAACCAGAAGAACGTGATATTGCAAAGTTATACCATGTACTTGCTGATAAACTTGAACTGGTAATTCTCGCAGCACCATTTATATACCATGTCATTGTTGCCCCATCCATATAAAGAACTGGATAAACACCTTGAGATGATGCTGGCCTTTGGTCAAATATAATTTGTGTGCCAGAAACAGTATTCAAATATAACCAACCTTCAAAAGTAAAATTGCCAGACCCCAACGTAATATTTGGTGTTGTTAATAAACGTAGCCAATCCCCCGTACCATCAAACTTCATTGACCCTGTTCCAAACTTCACCACGCTTGTAGAAATTTGTGCATCACCTACAGTTTCTAAGTCGTTCATCATGGCGTTGTCAAAGATTGCGCCATTAGTGTAGTTAAGAAGTAGGGATGTGCCGCTGATTGCAGTTAGTGGCGCAGTTGGGGGTGTAAACGCAGTTGTATAGACTGCCGTGTTAGTCACACGCACATTGCTAAGATAACCATTGAAAAACCCATCAAGGGCTACAGACCTAGTTGCAATAAAAGTAGTTGATTGAAGAATTGATGTTGAGTTTGTTGTTGTTGCCGCAGATGCACCATTAACCCACATGGTCATGTTGTTGCTACCATCCCTTGTGATTGCAAGATGATGCCAAGCATTAAGTGGGTAAGTTGTACTTGATGTTAAAACTGTCCCCAATCCAAGGTTTACTGTAAATTTATCAGTTGTGTCATCCCACAAAAGTTGCAAACTTCCCGCATTTCCCGATGCGTATTGAGATAAAAGAAGTTGGTATCCTGCTGTGCTTGTTGGGTAAACAAACATTTCAACAGTAAACGCACCAGTAGCAGGAACACTTGCTGAACAAGTTAAATAATCCCCACTACCATCAAAGTATCCTGACCCACCAATCACGCTTGTGGAGTAGGCGGTAGAAGTACCAAATGGGTTGAAGCGTTGAACGCTTGGTGTTCCTGTTGCTGTAATCGCAAATGCGTTACTTGAATTGTCAATAAATCTGTTTGATTGGCAAGTTAACAGTTGTGTATTTGTGATTGCTGTTAGGGGTGTTGTGCTTGGCGTAAAAGAGCCTGTGTAAACTGCTGTTCCTTTGACCATCCGAACATTTGAAAAGTACCCATTGTGTCTAAATGTTCCTTGCGGGTCATTGATATAAAATGATTGAGTTCCTAAGTTTGCTGAATTTGTTGCACTTCCAACTGAAGTACCATTTAAGTACATAGTTACAGTACTTCCACTTCTAACAATAGCCAAATGCGTCCATGTGTTTAAAGCAACTGCTGATGACCCTGTAATCAAAGCCCCAGAACCAACACTTGCATAAAATATAGGCACACCAGATGCTGACAAATACAATGTTGGAATGTTTGATGGAGTGCCACCCGCTGAACGCCATTCAAAAATGTTACTAGTAGAAGCGTTATATGCAGTAACACTTAAAAAAACTTCTATTGTGAAATCACCCGCACCTAGCGCAAGATTTGTTGAAGTACCAAGACTTAAATAATCTGATGACCCATTAAAATAATTAGACCAATTAGACCCATAAGGTGAGAAAGAACCTTGGGTTGTATTGCCGTTACGGGTGATGGTGTAGTTGTTTGTACTGCTGTCTAAGAATGTATTGTTCTGTGCGCCATTAGTCCCATCGCCATGTAGAAGCATGGTGACGTAGTTAAACTGGGCATCTGGTGCTGCGCCTGAATTTCTACCAGATTTGGTGGATGCACTAAACATTGTCAGTCCTTATTGGGTGAAGTTCTGACCAACAGTTACGCCATACCAAGATGTTCCATCACTAAAGAAAGAATAAATATCTTGCTTGCTTGCAGTAGACGTAATGGTTGGCGCAGTGGCACTTGCCCAATTAACGGTTGACCAAGTGACTGTCCTAGAACCTGTAGCGTCTTGACGCAAGAACATGATGAAAGATTTGCCGCTGACCGCAGTTGGCATGGTAATGGTTGCATTTCCTGTTAGGGTAATGATTTGGACTGTGCCGTTGGTTAAAGCAATGGTGATTGCAGTTGAACTATTTGCCGTAAATGGCGTTTCGGTGTAGTTAGTAACAGTTGGATTTGTAAGAGTTGGCGTATTATTTAGCGCTACAACAGTACCAGAACCGCTTGTTGTGTAAGACGTACCCCATGCCGAACCAGTTGAGTTGGCAATACCAGCGCCGGGATATGTCTGTGCTGTTGGCGCAGTAGAAGTCCATGCTGTGCCATTACTTGTTAGAACATTTCCAGTTGTCCCAACAGCAGTTAATCCCGTTCCTCCTTGAGCTGGCGTGATTGCTGTAAATACGCTGCTAATAGTGACATTTGCCATTGTCATGTTGTTGAGCGTAGTAACGGTGTTACCAAGCTGAATAGCTGTATTGCCCAACGTGATGGTTGTAGCAAAGTTATTGTCCAGTTGGGACAAAGGAATAGCAGCAGTAGCGCCAGCAAATGTATAGGGGACTGTCATTTAAAACCTCACTCTGAGTTCATGTTCCATCTCGAACGTATTTACCACAAAAGCAGGATTTGAGCTAGTCAAAGTTAAGCCCAAATACTTCCCATATTGTTGTGCATCTGACTTGTAAAGGAAATACCCCGTAGAGGATAACCAGCCAATAGTTGCACTTGAATTGTTCAGCCATGTAATCGTTGTACCAACATTGTTAACCCAATAAACGTCAGATGTATTGGTCAAAACGTAATTGGGGCTAGAACCTGTTTCACTATCTACCGTGACATTCATAGTCACGCCAGCATTTAATGTTGCTTCAATTCCAAATTTTAAGGCTTGTTTAGTCCTAATAGGGTCACCCATAGGCATCAAAGCTGTCCGAATAGTGCTGCTTACACTGGCGGTTGTGCTGGCATAAAGTTTGTACAACGCTTTGTCATCTACACCATAAAGTTGGATAAGACCACTAACAGGAACAGAAGTAACGTAGTCCAAACCGCCTTGGCTAGTCACAAACCACTTTTTGTCAAAGAAAACGCACTGGATTTGCCTTGCTGTACCGCCAAGCAACGGGTCGTTATAAGTAAAATTGAAGGCAGCGCACAAGATATTGTTAAGTAGTACCTGACCACCCGTAATTGGCAAGCTGAAATCAATGAATGGAAAGATGCCATCCAGCTGGTCGGAAATCTTACTGGTAGTAGAACCCACAAGAGCATACATACCGTAGTCGTTCATAAACAACACAGAACGGAAGTAAGGGAAAACCCCATATAACCGTTTAGTACCAATAGATGCGCTGACGTTGGTGTTTGTAAATAGCGTTCTACCCGTGCTATCTACTCTCAAGTCAGAAAACACGTTGATGCTATCGTCACCAAAAATGTACAAAAAGTTGTTGGCAGACAACAATCCTTGAATGTTGCCGTGCAACGTGGAGTCAGTTAGAACAAAAGACCCTGCAGAAACGCTTGTAAAGTCGCTATAAGACCCTGCAGCGCTGTAATAGATAGTACGCCCTGCCGCAACCCATGCACGGCCTGAAAACGTGGCTACGTCTACGATGGTGTCGCTGTTAAGAACTACCGTACCAACAGCTCCTGTTCCTGCTCCTCCAGAGAAGCTGACGGTAGGTGCAGACGTATAGCCAGAGCCTACGTTGGTCATAATGACTTCTGTAACCGCACCACCGCTGACAATCGCAGTACCCGCAGCGCCAGACCCGCCAGCGCCACCAGCAAAGCTCACGGCAAATGAGCCACTAGCGCCGTACCCTGTACCGCCATTGGTTACCAAAACAGATAACGTGCCAGTTGCGAAAGTGTTGTAAGACGCTATTGCTGTCGCAGTTGTACCGCTAGGCGGTGCAGAAATGGTAATTGTCGGTTGAGCTGTGTAGCCTGTTCCCGCATTTGTTAGGAAAACGCTACTCACTTGACCTGTATTTAGCACGGCAGTAGCCGCAGCTGCGCCAGATGAGAATGTCACGCTAGGAGCAGTTGTGTAGCCAGAGCCAGCAACGGTTACAGAAACGGCAACAACCGCACCGCCAGAAATAGTAGCTACCGCTTGAGCTTGTGTACCCCCAGAAACATTAGGTGCGCTTAACGTAACGCCCGGAACAGCCGTATATCCAGAGCCACCAGCTGTAACATTGATGTTGGCAACGCTGCCAGCACCTGTAGTTATGGTGGTAATTGCTGTAGCCTGTACGCCATTGGCATCATTGGGGGCGCTGATAGTAACGCTAGGTGAAGACAAATACCCATTGCCGGGGTTTGTAATTCCAATAACGCCAACAGAGCCTATCGTGACAACACTATTGCCATCCCAAGATGACACGCCTTTGCTAGGGTCACCAATGATAATTCGTTCGTTTTTGTACTGAGCAACGGTTACGCCAGAATTGGAAAACGTGCCAGTAACAGCTACGTTAGCTTTTGTTGCAGAGTCAATTTTAAAATATTCAGCCCTGCCGTTGTTTTCAAATGCAACAACGTAGTCATTAAGACCAATGTTTGCAGATACAAAAGTAGTAACCGTGTTGGCAAATGAGACAGCAGTATTGCCGGAGTCTTTGACCGTGGACTGTGCAGGAACAATTTTGATGTTGCCAAAGCCAATCGGCATGGCATTCTCAATCCATGCAAACTCTTCTTCCTTAATAGCTGTTCTATTCGCTTTGGTGTTTAGGCCAGCAAAGTTTTTGATAACAGCATAGGACTTTTTTTGCTCTGCTGCTGCCATAGTTAGAAGGATGAATAGGGGTCGGGGATACGGCGGGTGTAAACCGAATTAAGAACGGCTTGCACTTGCTTAGCGTATTCTTGTTTGTAGATTTCTGCCTCACCATAGCTTTGTTCTTTGTACTTGGCTTTATAAGCAGCGTAGAAAGCAACGGGAGTGGTGTAGGGGTCAACAATAACGTCCACCGCATTAGGCGTGTTGGTGCTTAATGCTGTAGGCAAGATGACCGTATCTACTTCAATAGAATAAGATTGGTCAGGCACGGGTGCTATGTACAGCTGGCCTTGACCGTATGAAGAAAAACAAATCGGTCTGCCTACGTAGTTTTGCCAATAACGCAGCTGAGCGTTAAAGTTACTCCAAGGCAAATAGCGCAGCGGAATGCGGCTGTTACCCCAATACAGGGTGACGTTCAATACATCTAGTGTTTGAATTCCGTTAGGCAAAGCAGCAAGACTGATAACTTCAGCGTTGCTAGAGTATTGCAGTGTGGCTGTGCCGTTGGTAAATACTGTTGACGGAGGGAATGCGCTACCAGAAGAAGGGTAAGGCGATGCGTCCGTGTTCAATGTGCCACTTGTAATGACTTGGTAGATGAACACATTTGAGAAAATAAACTGTCCTGCAGTGACAGCTAGGCCGTTAGACCAAGGGATTGCAACTACTCCAGTGCTGGAGAGTGGCGTGCTAGTAATTTGTAGGGTTCGTAAACAGCCAGTATCTCTTACTACTCGTTCACGGGCATCATTGATGTAGTCCGTTAATTCCGAGGTAGACCAGAAGACAGCGTTTGCATCATGCAAGAGTCGCTGCACTTCCGTGAGGTAGGAAGAGAGAGTTGCCATTTAGCATCCATATTAAGCTGCCCTTTGGATGACTTTTCGCTCAACACGTTTTTCAACGTGAAGAGCTACTACGCCAACCGCCGAGGGTAACGAGCGATTCTGTTCAGGAGGCTGCTCAGAGATTTTAAACTCTGACAACTTCTCATAACCTTTTTCAATTTCTGCAAAAGACCGTATCCAACCCAGACGGGAAAGATACGGTTCTTTGTTTGGATTCATGTAACCAAAGATATGCTTTGCTGCCTCTAACGGTATCTCTACCGTTGTATCTTTAGGAAAATCATAAAAGACACCACCACACCCATCTCTGAGTTTAGTGTCGCCAGTATTAGTTACATAAATTACCGTACTCATAACGTCACAACGTCACCGTAAACCGTAATTTCAACAGAGTTGTTGGCTGCTGCTGCTGTTCCAACATACACATACAAAGAGCTACTATAAACCGTAGTACCTGCCGCTGTTGACAGCGCTAAGTCTTGAAATTTAGTAGAACTTGTAACTGTAGTCAGAGCCGCAGCATTAGTCACCGCATTGCTTGTATTCCCATCATTGCTGGTGAGAATAGTCACGTTTGCAAGAGCAACACTTCCGCTGGCATTTGCAACGGTCACACGGCGAACGATGTAAGTTGAGCCAACGGTAGCCAGCGTAGCAACAGCATTTCCAGTAGCGCCCAAGTAAATAGGCTGAAAAGTGGAAAGAGCGAAGTTACCAAAACTGTCTGGGTAGCGTGCGCCTACATTATTCGCATTCATGGTGTGTCCCTATTAAGAGTTGTAAGTACCAGTAGCGTTTTGACCGCCATTGGTTGCGTACAACGTGATAGTAGGTGTTCCAGCCAACACGTTGGCACGGAAGTTTACACCGTCAGAGATAATCAAACCGCTAGTGTTATTAGCCAACGAAACCACCCATGTTGGAGAGGAAATGTTGTTGGATGTATTCATCTCGATTGTGACGTTTGCTGTAGCCAAAACCTGATAGAAACCAGCAGGAACAACGGCAGTAGCGTTACCGAGAGCATACGTTTGGATATACGCACCAGCGGTGTTAGTGGCGGCATTCGCCAGTAGGATTTTATTTGCACTTAATGACATGTTTGACTCCTTACAGTGAGAGGTAGTTGTAACCCGTCACCTTGGACATTGCTTTAGGCTTGACGTTCACCAATTCGGCAATCATCAAAACTGCACCAACGTAGCCAATTTGCCAGTTAGGAAGTGTGGACTCAAAGCCCGTAAACACAAACGAACCTTGCTCATGGATGTACAGAGACAAGTAGTTAGTGTTCAGGAAGTACACAGTACCTTCTGGGCAATACGGGTCGGGATAAATTGGTACACCAGCAACCATCAATGCACGGAATGCAGCTTGAGGGCCATTGGGGTCAGAATCAAAACCAGAACCGGGTGTGATGACATATTGCTCTTGACCTACAAAGTCTTGAGCCAACAATGTCCATGTACCAAAACCGCAAACACCGAATGAAGGCATTTCAGCACCGTTTTTAACAGTACCAGAAATGTATTGCAGGATGTTTTGACGAGTTGGGTTTACACCGCCAGCAGCATATTGCTTGGACTTCCACCATGTGTAGGTGCTACGGTTGATGTTACCGTAGGTAGCCAAGGTTGTGCCATCGTCAACAGCACCGGGCAAACCGATGAACTGTTGAGTGTTGGTTGTGTTGGTGTACAAGGCAGTCGCCATTGCATCCATCATCACGTTGGTTGCATCGTTCATACGAGCTTCAATCAACGGAATAATAGCTGCATCTTGCTGAACTGCGCCCTCCATACCGAGGAACGGTACGGGAGAAATCATCAGCTTCAGGTCGAATTCAGCGTTGTAAGCACCCTGCTGGACTGAAGGCTGAGCGAACGAGCCGCTGTAGTCAGACCATTGAGCGTTCACAAACTGTGCTCCTTGCACAGGAACGGTTACAGAAGAGACACCGCCGCTGGCTTGTTGACTGTTTGCAATCAATGCCGCCATTAAAGGTGTCGAGTTGTATAGCTGGACAACCAGCTTGGGAATAAAGGCTCTACGAGTTACGTAAGTCAGTTCATTAAACTGAGATGACCCCGTAGCTGGTATGATGCCGCCGCCAATAGCCATAAGGCCTCCTTACGAACGTATTAAAAGAGAACTTTCGTCCTCACCATTTACCCTCTTACAACCCAATAGGGCGTTGCGGTTTACGCAAATCCCTGAGTGCGCTTGCAGCTTCATCACGAGCAGCGTTGACCGGGTTCTTCCAATACTTGTTCAAGTCAAATTGTTTGACAGGTGAAGGGTTGTATCCTGAAGAAGTAGGCACTGCTGCTTGTTTCATCCACTGGTGAAATTCTGCCGCTGTCTCGTGATTGGTAATACCACGCTCCAGCATAATTTTTTCAACGTCTTGTACTTCATCTTCTGAAGCAATCAAGCCTTTTTTCATCAAAGATTGTCTGCGTTTCTGCAGTTCTTCAACGGCATCCCTCTCCCGCAACTTAGCTTCAAGTGCTTGCACTCTCTGCTCAGACTTGTTGACTGCATTGTGCGTGTAGTCTTCCATGTCCAGTTCTGGAATAGGCAGGTCAGGCTTGACCTTTTTGGTCATGCGTAGGAAGTCTTTACGTGTTGCAGGATTATCCGCAAGCTGCTGCGCTAACGCTGCAAGCTCATCACGTGCTTCCATTGAGACATTTTCTAGTGACATAGTATTACCCTCTTATCTGAATTAGATAACTTTTTTACCGTCACCGGGCTTTTGTACAGCCATACCTGTTTTGCCAACTTTGTTAGGAGCAGATAAGCCGCCTAGTTGGGAAAAGCGAGGTGTGTTTGTAATCACGCCATTCTGCTGATTGTTGTCAGTAGGACGGCGGGGTGATGCTGCGCCACGGGGTTTAAACAAGTCCATGATAGTTCCTTACATTGGAGGAGGTTGTGGTGCGCCACCTGCAGGAGGCATACCGGGAATCGGCGCTTGAGCCATAGCTCTTCCTTCAGGCGATGCGCCACCAGCTTGAGGAAGTGTTTGCAACATCTGGAGAATTTCAGACTGCTGTAATTCGTTTGTTTTGTTCTTGCGTTGACCAAGAATGCCATTCAGGACACGGATAGCATTCAATGCTTTCTGTCCTTCTTCTGATTCTGAGCCTAAAGCGGGGAGAGACTGCTCTAACAAGTCCATAGCCATGCCTAAGTTAATCATGGCAGCTTCTTTTGACCCCATCTTGGGTTCAGGCGTAGACATTGGGGAAGCCATTGGAGGAGTTTCTGCATCTGACATTCCTTCGCCACCGGGTGTCGCAGCACCGGGCATAGATAAACCGGAAGGATTGCCACCACCGCCAGAGCGAGGGCCACGCATTAACTCCATCAATTTATCTTCAGGAACAGCCATAAAAAAACTCCTTATTTTCCGTTTGTAACAATTTACAAACAGCTTGTCAACAAGTGAAGGGCATTTTAATTCAGCCCTTCAAAGAATTTTAACGGTCAAACCGCAATTAAACAGGGTTACCCCCGTTTAATTACTTGCGGCTCTTACGACCTTTACGAGCTTTACGCATAGTCTTCTCCATGTTGAAGGCGGCGAACTTTTAACGGGAAATAAGCCACACCCGATTCCTTTTTAAGGGGAATTACCTACGAGCCTTGCGGCCACGCTTTGATTTGTACATCTGATTCTCCAGTTAATTAACGGCGGGTATAGTCTCTTTGACCACGCCCAGTTGAGGTTTTAATACCTTGGGTGCGATATGTCAAGTTAGGTGACTGCTCACCCCTAGATAAATCTTTGGTGTTGACCCTTGGCTGGTCATTCTTTGGTGCAACTTGTTTAGCTTCTGCCATCATCCCACCTGTTTCAAATCTGGTTTACCTTTGGCTGGCGCTTGTGCTTGCTGAGCTTGCTGCTGCTGCGCCGCCTCCTGCTCTTTCTCTTCCATCTTCTTCAGACGGTCTTTAAGTAATTGTTTCATTGGAGGCTCTAGCAAGTCAAGCAAAGATTCTTTGTCGATAACTTTTTTATCAAACAAGTTAAATGCAAGCTGGCGCAGGTCTTCCATAAAGATGGGCGAGTTAGAGTGGGCATCCACCTTCACCACAAAATCTTTTGTAAACTGTTCGGCAATAAATTTGTTGCCTTTTGAGTCTGTAAAGTGGGTGTTGTCATACACCTGCATAGCTTTCAAATACAGCGTAGCCAACTTTTCTAAACTGTCCTCAATGATGAGGGCACGTTTCTTTGCACGTGATGAGCCAAGTCTTGCCAGTTGTGAGGCGTGACCAGAGGAGCGCACCCCTGCTTCTCCCTTGCCTTGCAGAACAGAGACAATGCCCGAAGCCTCTTCAAACATGGCATCTATTTCTTGAATTTCTCGGAATAAATCTGGAGGAATCGTAGGCGCAAGTTTTTCAACTTTTGCATTAGGCATGTCAGTTGCGAGGAGGCCACCTGCACGATTGAGAGCAAAATTTTTCTCATCTAAGATTCCTGTAAAGCCAATCAAGGCCGTTGGTGGATTAACTTGTTTAGAGAGTAAGTCAAGAATTTCAGACATGCGTTTGTTACGCAGCTGCTGCAAGTAAATCAAGCGCTGTACCTCTGAGCTTCCCCAGTAATAATCGTACAGAGGATTAGGAGCAATTTGCACAAAAGGCAGCTCGCCTTTGAGGAACACAGACTCTCCCGGTCTGTCGTAAATAATGACATCTGGGTCGGCCTTTGTTACAACTTGGTAATCCATCGTGTCATCGTTCCATACCCACAGCTCTGTCATCTCTACTGTGTCTTCAGCAACGGTAGCCTTGTAGCGATTGCCGCCAGCAAGGTCTAAGTTGACGTTACCGTACATGGTTGGATTTGATTGAGACAAAATAATTCTCTCAATACCATTGGCTGCGTCCGTGCGCTCGTGTTGAGTAGCGCCTACACGGGCGACAAGCTCATCACGTTTAGGATGGGAGTAGAGACGTGCGTATAGTTCTGACTTGGTGATGTAGTACGTTTGGACAAGAGCTTCTTGTCTGTCAACGTAGGGAGTGTCTTCACGCAACACGCCTATGCAAGAAGGCTCAACAAGATACGGGTGCAGCCCGTTGTTGAGAATCAATTTGACGAAACAAGAATTGTAGACCAGCGCCCAAGTAGTCGCAGAAGAAAAAACTTGGTCAGCGTTGCTATTTAACCACTCGTCATTGAGGGCACGGGTCAGCGTTGGGACTTTGACGTTCTCCATGTCATTGACAGAAGCGCCAAGCTGAATGCTAAAGCGGGTTGTCTCAGCTGAATACAAGAAAGAAGTCAGCTGGTCAATGTGAGGAAAGATTTTGTTGTACAAAGCTGGGGGTTCATCTGGCCCGTTGCCAAACAAATAGTAACTTCTCAAAGAACCGTAATCAGCTTTACGCTCTTCTTTTGAGACTGTGCATTTCTGAATCAAGTCAAGATAAAAGATTTCACGGTCTTGCGGCTTTGTAGGTATCCTCATGGCTTGCTCACCTGTAAGTTATCTGGGTCTGCCATGTAGCTTGCGGGACGTGGGCCTGACAAGTTACCTGCAGCTTTTGGGTTAATTCCGACAGATTCTCCGTTAACAGACTTGAATTGTCCACCCATAACGGATTTCATGCTGATATTGCCGCCTCCGCCCCACATTGCCGCATCACCGGGGCGTGCTTCTTTGTTTTGGGCATTCATAGCCTCTGTAGCCTGTGCAAACTCCTTGTCAGAGAGCTTGTTGTTGCGTTTCATGTAGCCAGTTTGATGTTCGCCCTCTTTTGTGGACTTAATATCGGTCATATCGTAGTCAATAGCTAATTGATTGACTGTTTTATCCGTTTTTTTGGTTTTATCGGACTTTATGCCCACTGGTTTCAGAAAAACCACGCTTAACTCACCTTTGCAGTTCTTCATGGGGCATTTTGCATCCCATGACTCAAAAATGCCGTGTGTTTCGCAATAATAGTCTTTTAGGACCGCCATGTTACCCCCTTAGTGCTTCATCTAGGTCTTGTTCGCTGTAATCGTGTCGGTTGACCAGACCCACACGCAGTTTGATGCCTTCTGACGTAACTTTTAGCCCCAAACCATGAATGATGGGGGGTTTTGCCTCTTTCCTGTATTCAATAAAGCGGCTTCTGTCCCGGTTGCTCATTACTTTGACCATACCAGCCTTCCACTGCATGTAAGCCTTGTTAACTCTGCGCTGTGTTGTCTCGGACATAGGTTCTGTCTCGTAGTCAAACACATCCAGCAGCGTAGCTTTGCTAATGCCAGCCAGCTGTGAAAACATGGGTATAGAGATGCCTCTGTCCTTATCGGCGAGGAATCTTTTAATTTGCCGCTTCAGTTCCGTCTTTGATAAGGGTTGCATGTTTCTCAATCGTAAAACAGATGTACTTTTCGGGGATTATTCCCTCATCAGCCTTCAATTCAAACTCAAAATAAGCAGATTGTTCAACCTTGAACCCGGCTTTTTCAAACAATGATGCCCACATAGTCTCTCCAAGGATGCTGTAGTGGTTCGGATTGAACTCAAACTTCCTTGCACAGTCCTGCGCTGGTACTTCTATGTAGGCTTTACCGCCTATTTTTAAGACCCTGTTGAACTCGTATAGGGTAAACAAGGGGTAGGGAGAGTGTTCTATGGCCTGTCTGCACCAGATAAAGTCAACAATGTTGTCAGGAACATTCAAGTCTGACATGTCACACTGGATAGCTGTATGCCTTTTCTCTCCGCAAGCAGCAAAGTCATCAGCGCTTAGCGTGATACCTATGGTGTTGGTATACCCTAAATCTTTCGTCAAGTCCATAAAAGTGCCCTGACCGCAGCCTACATCAAGGATGTAAGAGCCAATGTTAAGTTTAAGAGGCAGAAAAAACGACTTCACCATGTCTGGGATGAGCTTGGTGTGAAAGTTACCCACCTCTGGTTCTGAGTAAACAGTGGCTTGAGCCATTTTGGTGAACTGATTAAACTTTTTAGCTTCCATACATGCCAATCCTTTTTAAGTAATCGCTGACGTTTCTTCCGACAGACAGTTGTTCAGGAGTAAAGTCTTCCTGAGACTTGCTAATGTCTCTGGTAATCTTTTGGGCTACAAGCCTTGGCTGCACTTGCTCAGCCCAGCACACAGTTGCCAGCGCAGTAGCAATCACACGGTCATCCTTGTTCCTGCCGGGTGCGCCAATAAAACCATTCTCTCTGACGATGCTCTTCATCTCTTCCAGAGTT